CTTTATCATCTTTTTGTAAAATTGGATTGTCAAGTATTTTTTCACAAAGTGGAAATATTTCCTGCTGTATTGCATTCTCATATTGCTGACTAAGTCCGCCCATTTCAACTGACCAGATTGGTTTTCCATCATCCCAATCTTTTAACATTTCTTTTGTTGTTTTATATTTCATAATTAATCCTCCAAAGTTTTATTTTTAAGGCTATCTTCAAATATTTTAAGCTCTTGTTTCAGCCGGAGCTTATTAGTTACGTTAAAATCATGCCATAGATCATGGCGTTGTAGCATCCAGATTAAAGTTCCTTTATCGATTTTTTTGGCATGTTTACCATTAAGCCGGATCCAAAATTCATTAAATGATGCTGGTCTAGGTTTCATTAATGTTTTCATAGTATTAACTCCTTAACATTCAACATATTTTTTGTATAGTTGTTCAGTATGTGACATAATAAATGACATTTCTCTATAAGTTAGCTTTCGTCTAAACTTCCATTCAAATATTGATTTTACTGCGCAGGCTTTACATAGTCCGTGGGAATCTTGATGCGCTAAATGATGATTGCATTCTGTTTCACATAGAAATTCGCCACATTTACAACATATAGTTTTCATAGTACTCATAATTAAACTCCTGTAAAAAATAATTGACCTTTAGATCTCTCCAATCTAAAGACCTCTTGATAATATTGATTATAATAATCCTGTGATTTACCTTCAAAATGTTTCTTTAATTCTGCTTTATAAGCTTCATTATAAAGAATCGCTTTTCTCTTATCTTGGAAGGGATTATTTTGTTTGAATTCTAAGATACGGCTTTTAGCCAGTTTATTATAATTCATTGGTTAGTTCCTTCATTCATTGTCCAGTGTTCAAACCACTTTTCAAAGACAATACCCCATTTATCAAAAGCAAAATCCTTGATTCTATCAAATACTTGTTGGTGTAATTTCTGGCTACACTCTGCAAATGACAAAGATTTGACTTTAAACTCCTTTAAATATGCCTTTTCTTTAAGCGCACAGTTACACTCAGGGCATTTAGAGTCAATCTCGACTGTTTTTACCTTCTTTGTTTTGCAAAAACCTATACAGCTCTTTATGTAGCTCACAAACCCACCTCTACTTTTGAAGTCATCACCGTAAGATTGCCATAAATAAGTCAGGAAAGATTGTAGGCAGCGATGCTGTTGAAGGGATCGGTTAGTTAAAAGCCAGTTTTCGAGTTTCTGAATCTCTTTTAGGGCATCAGTTAAGAATGTGGATTTCTCCACATCCTTATATAACTGATGTACTTTTTTAACAAAAATAGGCAGTAAAGTGTCGGTGTTCATTAAAATGGAACTTCGCCTGGATCTTCAAAATTACCGAGTTCATCGGCTACTTCCTGCGGTTTATGGTATTGGTTTTGCTCAGGCGAATGACCTGGATTATCTGGTTTTGGTTTCCAGGTGTTGACCTCTACATAGTGTGTAGATTTTTCGGTTGGAGTTTTCTTACTACATACATTAAGCTTAACCCAAGTTTTACCATTTTTATCTTTTGACATGTGTTCTTTTGGTATATCACTTAGACAAACGTTAATACCTATCTGTCCATATTGCCCGTAAGTTTTACCGCTACCACAAAATATTTTATCACTCATTTATTTTCCCCTTGTATTATTTTTTCCATCTCAATTAAACCGGCACAAAGCTGGCTTTCATTGTGAGTATCTAGTTGTGATACCCAGGTTTTAAGTTTATCACTTGGATTTTTTATTTTACCGTAAACCATATTTACTTTATCTCTCAATGATTTAATCCGCTTTTCCTGCTCCGCTTTACTTTTGCGCATAGACTCACCATCGTCATCTTCAGCATTTAAGCCTAAAAATGAAGCTATCATATATCGCCTTAAATAAGTAATTGCAGCACCTAACTTTTGTGCATCTGCTGGAAGATTAGGTATTGTACATTCACTTTCTAAGTATTCACCAGATTCGTGCATTAGTATTGTTCGCAGTCCATTTGTTACTGGCATCTGTACAATAGTAAGCTTAGAATTGGCAAGAGGTTCTTTAATAACTTCTAAATAAGCATTAAGATCCCCATACTTACTTTTAAAATATGGGTTGCTACTGTTCTTTGCTACCTTGCCAACTTCATTGTGAAACTGAATTAATGCAGCAGTTATGTTTTTTAGTTGTTTGTTGTTTGACATTTCAATCATGTTTACCTCCTCATATCTTCAACATGTTCTTCTATAATTGTTTCTACCTGGTCAGATACCATATGAAACAATTCTTCAGGAATTTCAATCTCTATTTTTCCATCTATTACCAAGCAAAAATTATAGCATTCTAATGTCCATCCATTAGGTTTTGTGTAATGCCCTCGTACTGGCTCAAAACAATCTTCGTATCCCTCACCTATATCAAAACCAATATTAACAAGGTACTCTTCACCATTAGTGGTTGTTATTATTTCTGATTCAATTTTGTGTTGGAAATTGTTCAGCATCCGTTACCTCCATTCCTTTTTTAGTGTAGAATTTTTCAATAGTTTCAAGGCATTTTTTTTCAGCATCTTTATGTCCTTGCATATAACCTTTAAGATATGCAAGTTTTTTTAGATTTTTATTTTCTTTGAACATTTGTATCCCAAGTATTCCAGCACCAACACCAGCAATTAATGTACAAATAATTGTTATTATATTAATCATAGTTTACCTCCAATATTTGAATAAAATTTTATATGCTTATATTTCAAAGCGAGTAACTTATGAATTAGTTTTATTTCTGTTTTTGACAATTTCATTTGTTTCTTGCTCCATAAGTTCAATATTGCTAATGTATTCTACAATAGCATCTTTGACCACTTTTTGTATTTTGTAATCATTTTTATGGCAAAAATGCTCCAAAAGTTTTAAGGTTTCTTCTGGTAGTCTTGTGCTAAAAAGTTTCATTAGTTGCTCCTTAGTTATCATATGTAATAATTATACAACATAATATTACAAATGTAAAGTTATTTAGATATTTTTTTATTTATTAAAATTTACTGGAAATTTAAAATAAAGTTAAAAAATGGCTATATAACTATGCCAACTTTTTAAAAAGCTTAAACTTTTTTTTCGCAACCTACCTGCGAAGGGGGATTTTATTTTTTTATTGAAATTATGATAATTGATGTAAGAACTGCACCGACAACAGCTCCCCAGCCAAATGACTTATTTCTACTTTTTTTTAAATTTTTATTTTCAAATTTTAAATTATGATTTTCAACATTTAAATCTTCTATAATAATTTCTACTTCTTTCATATCATCGTCATAGATGCAGTTAAAAGGATGGGGCATAAAGAAATAATTAAATACTTCCAGCCTAGCAAGTACAACATAATCTTTTTCAAAAGCAATCCAGTTGCCAAAGTATTTTACTTTACCGTATGGCTCCCAAGCAGCTGACCAAGTATTTGTATAAAAAATATCTGCTGGAGTTATATTATCCAGACTTATCGTATTTTCGTCCAGTGAGTTCCCGAAAACGCTTAAGCTTAGCACGAGGATTAGAGGGAAGAGTTTTTTTAAATACTTCATTCATTCGCTCCTTTGGTTTATAAGTTGATTTCTTTTTGTCTTTACTCTTAAGCCAGACATAGAGTATTATAGCATATATTAAAACAGAAACAATAAAATATATTTTAAAAAACATTATTTTGTTTCAATTTTCATGTTTTTTTTCTGCCAAACATTAACTCCAAGATACGTTGCATACACGCCATTAAGAGTTATCATTAACGGCATAAGCTGGATTAAGTTTGAATCATCCTTGCAAATACCAATGTAAGCAGCATTTAAAATAGTCATAACCACTAAGACTATAAACTTTTTGCTTTTCATTTGTTCCTTCATTATTTGCTCCTAATTAAATAGTTTATAAATAGTAACGATTAAGGCTGTTATCCCTACAATACCACCGCCACCGGCAAGCCATCTCCAGGTCCCAACAGCACCTTCCATTTTATCTATTTTAGTCTTATAACCATTAGCACCATTAATGCCGAACCAGGATTTATGAACCTGCTCAATAAGAATACCATGCTTTGAAGTCATCTCTATAAGCTTATCTATTCTCTCGTCTTCTTTTCTTCTATCTTCTTTCATCAATCATCCTCCAATTCAAAATGTCCGCCATCAAACCAATTATCTGAAGTTATATAGTTGCCATCCCAGTCGCCACCCCATTTAATTTTTATCTGTTTTTGACTTGCTATTGCATGAACAACTCCAGCTACTAAAGACATTTGCTGTCTGTCATTCCATCTAATATGAGGTGTGCTATTATTCCATAACATAATATCAACAGCCATGGAAGGTTCTATATTATGTTTACTTGCAGGGAACATTACTTTACTAAATCCCCTTTCATATAAAGTATCCTGCTCAACTGCTCCCCGATGCCCGGATATAATACTAATATCTAAATACTTAATTACTTCATTCATTATTTCTTGCAGGTCAGGATGACAAGTATTAAGTTTGTCTAATGAGCGTTGACTGAATTCAGGCATTATTTAACAAGTTCCCCTTTTGAATCAAGTTTACCATCAAGTTTTAAAGCATCAATTGCAATTTCTCTTTTTTTTTCTTCAATTAATCTTTCTTTTTCTATAGCATCCAGATCCGGGGCTGGTGGGACATATTTATATTGATCTATTTCCTGCTGTGTAGGATTAATAATCCAGTCTGAATTACTAGAATAATATGGTGTATGAACTGATTTTAAATATTGTCCTGTAACTTTATTAATAACATTTGACATAATATCTCCTAAGTTTTTACTGATTTTGCTACATAATCCGGTGTTGCATTTATTGCCCCATCATATCCATTAGGGCCTACATCAATATTAGTTGTAACAACACTGCTATCTGGACCTTCATTCATTGGCAATCTAATAACTAAATCATTTGTTATATTATCACTTCCGCGTTCTTCATATAAAATCTTAATTTCATCATTAGAAAGCCCCCGGCTGTATATCCTAAAATCCCACATACTACCAGTAAATCCATTACCAGAACCATCACTTCCAATCCTAAAAGCCGTTATTGCTGTATCCATTAAAGCATCATTTGTTCCAACATCACCTACATCAAAAGTCACTGCAACTTCAACACCATCAAGTGCTATTCTGTTATCCGTACCATCACAAACAACAACTAAATGATGATCGGTATTGTCATAAAGATTATTTTCACCATTTTTATATAACATTCTCATAACAGCACCACTGCGCCATGTAAGTGTTTCATCAGCATGACCACCGCCAGAATTACCAACTATAAAAAAATTAAGAGCATCCGCAGCATAATTTATAAGATAAACACCAGCTCCAGCCAATCCAGAATCAAGATTAACCCACATTGAGATAGTGCCATTTTGTACTTTTAAATTAGCAACATTACCAGTTTGATTAATATAATCACTATCTGCTTTAGTTAATTGAGCAGCCATTTTATGTCCTGGGTATCCTTATCCTAAAATGAGTCAACCCCCAATCTCCTGAAAGGGGAGTTCCATCATCAATTGCCACCCTGGAAACCTGAAATCTAACTTGATCATTAGCAGACCATCCCAGATTAGACACTGTTTCTGTCCAGGTAAAATGATCTAAATCATCCTGTGTGCCATCGGTTGTTAAATCCCCGGAATCTTCATCTGTAAAAGCCAAGTCCCATGTATCACTATCACCACCGGCAGAATGACCAAATCTAAGCTGTATTTCATTCCCATCCGCAGTAGTAGCATAACCATAAGCTTCAAAAGTAACTGTCCCTGATGTATCAAGATTATGCGGAACTTGAAATTTACTAATAACAAATTCCTCTGTTGTATCATCCATCAAATGCCTTTTTATAGTTCCATTTGTACCTGAATCTGTATCAAGTGGGGCCGGATTACTTGCTGGATAATCAAAAGTCCCTGCTGGTCTATCAATTCTGAAATCATCCAAAGCATCACCACCACCGCCAGCAGGCATATTGTCATTATCGATATATCTTATTTCACCAGTCGATAATTCAATTAAAAACTTATCACCGCTTGTGCTGGTAGTTACAACTGTCATGTTTGATAATTGTTCTGTTCCTTGTTTATCAAGTGCTTGACTACTAAGCGAATTTATATCTGCGCTTGCTACTGTTTCACCGCTTGATCTAGTTGGTAATATTGTACTTTCAGCCATTTGATTGCTCCTTTAAATTATTATGAAGGCGGTTCAATTGATGCTAAACCAGCCTTTAAAAAAGTTGGAATAGTCAATATATTAAACATTGTTAATTTTTCTGATGTAGTATCAATATAAGCCATTTGATTAGATGAACAAGCTGCAGAATCCCCAGCGCCAGCCGAATAAAACGGGTTAGTATAATCAGCTAAAGAGATTATTGTCCAATTTGTACCATCAAATTTTAATATTCTAAACAATCTATTTGTATTATCAGTAAAAACAACTGTATTTGATGTAATAGCTGACAAACTAATACCTGCAGCAATATCAGCCATTGTAAATGAATTACCAGTCAAGGTCCAATCAGTGCCATCAAAATCATAAGCTCTTAATTGTTTATTGCCGCCATCAATAAAAGCTACTCTTGTACTGGATAAAGCTGCTATTGAAGAAACGTCAACAGTAGCAATATTCAAATCATTACCTGTTTGGCTCCAATCAGTGCCATCAAAATCATAGGTTCTTAAATCTTCATTAACTGCATCAATAAAAGCAATTCTTGAACTTGACAAAGCTGTAATTGCTGGGGCAGCTACACCGCCACCAATATTCAAATCATTACCAGCTTGACTCCAGTCTGTTCCATCAAAATCATAAGTTCTTAAATCATCATTACCATCATCAATAAAAGCAATTCTAGTGCTAGTTAATCCTGTAATTGTTGGCAATCCAACTCCAGCTATGTTTAAATCATTACCAGTTTGACTCCAAATGCTTCCGTTAAAATCATAAGTCCTTAAATCATCATTAGTATTATCAATAAAAGCCACTCTTGTTGAGCTTAAAGCGGCAAGAGCTGCATTTCCTATACCTGAAATTGCCAATGGAGTTCCCCTTATACTAAAAGTTAATAATTCTCTATCATTATCTTTTATTATTCCTCCAGACCATTCAATTTTACTTTCAGATTTAGTTGACAAATCAACATACTCAAAATTAATTGTTGTTCCTGATGTGTCTTTTATAACCGTACCACCTTCAAAAATAAGATTTTGATTATCATCATAGGTTAATCCTTCAATATAAGTTCCTCTATTTATATAAATAGTTCCACCATTTGTTAAATCATCAATTGCATCTTGGATTTTCCAATTAAATTTTAAATGTCCTTGATAATTATAATAACATCCCTGATCTCTCGCATCATGATTAAGAGCAACAGAAGCAGTCCCAATTAATAAAACCCAAAGAGCTTTTTGTGTAGATGCAATAGAAGGCAAAACAGGAATAGCAGCTTCAGCCCCTGTAACTATTGTTAAAGTATTATCAGTATTTATGACTACAACATCATATCTTGTATTGGCTGAAGTATATGAAATAGTCGCACTAGTTGTAGCACTCCAATTAACTTGAATACCATTTACAGTTCCAGTCCCTGCAGTTACATCTACTTTTTGAGAATCACCGGCATTTATAGAAACAACACCACCAGTGTCAATCCTGTATTGTGTTGTAAGAACTTGGTCAAGTCTTTCTTTTAGATTGCTATTATATGGCCTAGCTGCTGTAGTTTCTGCATTGGTTGTGCCTATGGCTACCGCTGCTATTTCATCAACTAATTCATTTATTTTATTTTTAGTATTAGTAAAGTTATCTCTTACAGGTTTAGAAATAACATCCGATTGTCTGGTTATCTCGCTAATATCTGCGCTTGTTAATTTACTTGCCATGTTAACTCCTAACTAAAATCTACATTATTTACTATTGTACTTGCTGCATCAATCTCTGCATCTGTACTAAGTGGGGTACTTATTCCCATATCCCATACAAAACCTTTGTCCCAATCCATTATATTGTCCCAGATAAAATCACCTAAATCCGAATAATCAGTGCCACTATCTTCAAGATTCCATTCAGTGTAATGTGTAGGTGTGGAATTTTTATCAAAGTGATGCGTGACTTTAGTAATAATATAAATATCATCTGCACTTGTTCCACCTACAAAACGCCGCCATAACATATATCCATCATTTAATTCAGGTATTAAGTTTAGATACGGCCATTTTAAACCACGAGCTTCAAATATAGGTGTCCCAAACTGGGTTATAAAACTTTCAGCTATACTTTTAGCTTCTGCATCAGTTTTAACAAGCGGATTAATGAGCCTTGCAGTTGTGCCATCTAGCAAAGTCATGTTATCCCATTCTATAGCCTCACCTTCAAAAGCTGGATTAGTACTTGACCATTTATTTCCAAATGCCGTTACATTAACAGTTCCAGTGACACTATCCACTGTGAAAGTGATTTGAGTAGGTGACACACTAAGATTGCTAATAGTGATATTTCCAGGGACGTCAGCAGTAATTCTTTTATATTCCGCATTGCCAGACCATGATAATGTTTTTGCTCCTGTTGTACTTATTGCTTCAGTATCAAGTTGAACTTCATCATCTGTAACTTGACTATCTGTAATAACTGTTAATCTTTGAAGGAATCTACCTGCATTCTTACTGGTTTCACCTAAATATTCATAATTTTTATAACTAAAAACACCTGTTGTGTCTGCAAGTGCTGGTCTAGTCTGTACGTATAAAACATTATCATCTGTAGTTTCATCATACTCAGTATACATTACATACCCAGTAGTATTAATAATCTGCATACATTGTTCAAAAAGTTTCTCAGCCTTTACAACATCCGTATTGCCAACTGTTAAAGTAGCCCTGGTTGCAAAGCCGGATAAATCAGCTATAGATGTAGCTGTATAAGATATTCCTACTTTATCACAAATATCTTTTATAATATCGTCTATTTGTTCTCCATTAACATCACTATATTTAACATCAACACCAATAGCCCGCTTAAATATATCCCTACCTGTACATCTAACAATCGGAATCTGTGGAGCTTTAGGATCTGTAAATCTAGGCTGGTCTAAATAATATACACTGGTATACATACTCTCAAATCGACTTTCATAATAAACTTTTATATCACTTATTATATGACCAGCTGCCCAGGTAATACCATCATATAAAATAGCAACTTGTAGAAATCTTTCTCCAGAAACATCAGCAATATCAACTGTAGTAGTTCCATTAGATGTAGATCCGCCATTTGTCCAATTACTAAACTGACTATTATCAAGCTCTTCAGGGTCAGAAAAAGATCTATAATAAATAGTGCCTGCTGTATTATTGGCAGTAACTTCAAACTTAGTAAATACTTCAAATCCAGCCACATCAGAATCATAAGTTTGAACTGTATATGCATCCGGAGTATAATCATCAACATCATATTTTGCTGTATCGTATGTATCAGATGAAGGAAATAAATCTGTAAAATGAGTTATACTTTCAGCACCATCAGAATCAAGTACAACAGTCCCCCCACTGTGATCTGTACGATAAAAGAATGATTTAACATAAGTTCCACTAATATCATTTAAGTTAAGGCTTTCGCTTGTCTCAGAGCCGGAATCAAGCAAATAACCAGCTTTTAAACGAACCCTAACATCTAAATCGAATACACCAGCTAAACTATCACCAGAACCAGGAAAGTATTTACCATCCCTATTTACAATATCAAACTTAATAGTACCTGGTAAAGATACTAAACTAAAATTATTATACTTTTCTTTCTTACCTGATTCAGTCCAATCAATACCCCTTTGAATATCTAAATCATCAATTTGAACCCAAGATCCGGATTGCTCTACTTCAAGAGATACAGACGCCGTAATATTCGGGTCAGTAAGATTTAAAATAATCTCTTCAGTTCTGGCAGCTGTGCTGGCTTCTCTAGACATAACTTGTAGATTCCACCTCGAACTTTACATAGTAATAACTTCTATTATCCCAACTTCTAGAAATATTAAATATATTAGCATTTAATGGCCAAGTTGCAGCAGGATATAAATCCGTCCATTGTGTTGTATCAGTTGGAGTAAAAAAATAACTTGATGCACCATTATTCATTAAGTCTAAAAAACTTCTGTATGTTGCAGGCGTTAACCTGGCTTCAACTAACATCCCAAACCTTTCACCGCTTGTAATTGACCGGACATTCCCTCCGCCTGTTCTTTTAGAGCTTTTCTCTAAAATAGGATCTATAGTTTCATTTGTGTTGCCTAAATCTATGCTAGTAGTTCCATCAGTTACAATAGACATTTATCCTCCCTCGAATATACTAATACCATAAGTAGATTGTAATTCATTAACAAACTCAATAGCATTAGGACTGGAAACATTTATAGTAATATTCCGGTTATCATTATTTTCAGTGTTAATTTCATTTGTAGGTGTTACGGATGTACCTTGTGGAAAATTAACAATCTCTGGTCCTGCTTCCCCTACAACTGCCGGTCCTGATGGTGAAAATCTTGTACCTTGTCTGAATCCGCCTAAGCTTTTAGTTGCTAAAGCCTGAACAGTAGAAACAGCAGCAAGTCCAGCTATTGCCCTTGCAACTCCTCCAGGGCTTAAAAGTATTATTGCCTTTGCCAGTGCTGCCGTTGCAAATGCTTTTAATTCATTAGCTATAGCATTGATAGTAGCTATCATAGTTTTCTTAAGAGCTTTTTTATTAATCTCTCCAGCTTTTACAGATTCAGTTGCTAAAGTATCAGTAAAGATAGATATAATTTTAGCCTTTTTCATTGCAGCTGCTTTTTCAGCTTCAATTTCTGCCTGGGTTCTTTCAGTTGTTAAAGCTAATCTTTTTCTATTACTTTCAGCAAATGCAGTATCAATTTCAGAAAATATATTTAAAACACTGTCTTTAAAATCTGTTATTTCTTTCTTCCCAGCATCAAATTGATTTTTTAAGCTCTCTTGTGTATCTGTGACTGTATCACCAAGAATCCCTTTTAATACTGTAAAAGTATCTTTGCCGGCAGTCTTTAATTCATCCCATCTTTCAACTACATTTTTTATTAAATTAATAAATGGCGTTATAGATGCAACCATACCCCGGCCAAGTAAAGTAAATTGTAATGCTAAAAACCTAGCTAATGCAATTAATGTTCTGGTGCTTCTAATAACAATTTCCATCCCTTTACTACCGCCTAAATCAGCGATTGCATCAGTTACTTTTAAAATCTCAGGTAATAATTGTTGACCAATAGCAAGTTTAGCGTTCTTAAAACTAGCTTCAATCTGCTGGAATTTCTCTGCATTAGTTACAGCTACATCACCGGTTCTTTCAAGTATCTTAGCACCATCAGCCAGGACTTTATTTAAAATAAATTGTGCATCAAAAGCTTTACCGGCTGCCCGAGCCTCGTCGGCCCACCCCTTTGTAATTATTCCGAGATTATCTAAAATGAGGGGTGAAGCTCTACCAATACCAGTTACAATATCATTAAACGCCTGTGTTGTGTCAACTCCCATAGCTTGACCGCGAACCCTGGCTACTTCTAACAACTGCGCCATCTGATCCACATCTTGAGTAACATTTAATGCCATAGCTCTATTCGCTGAAGAGATTAAGTCAGCATTAGATATAGTGCCTTTGGAAACTTCGCCTAAACTTTTTAAAATCTTTTTTGAAGATACACCAAATTGAGTTTCCATTGCTTTGACGCCTTGCTCAAATAAAGCAAATTCATTAGCAAGGTTCATAGCTTTTTTAATAGTCTGGAAGGCAGCAAAAGCACCAGCAGCAATAGCAGCAAATTTACCTATCATATTATCACCGGTAGACTCAGTTTGTTGGCCGGTTTTGCCTATTTCTTTTTTTAACTTCTCAATGTCTTTTTGTGCCCCTTTTACCCCTTTAGCGAGTACTTCAATTTCAATTCTGTCTTTTGCCATCTTTAGCCTCCTTTCTCCGCTGCTCGTTTATCTCTTCTACTAATTCATAGATAAGGCGAATCGGGGTTTTATGATAGTTTTCCCATGAGAATCCATTTCGAGCGAGTTCCAAGTATAGTCTGCGCCAATTATCATTCGTCTGCTGCCGCCCCTGCTCAGGACGGCCAGCAACTTTCCCATGTAACTCCAGTAATCAAATACCTGTTCAGTTATTAAAAAAATCTTCTCTGGGTTCTTGTCTGCTTCTTTAAATAAATCTTTCCTAAACTTTCTTTTACTTTTAACAAACGGCTTAGATAATAAATAGATCTGATATACTATCTGCTTAAAAATACCAACCTTAATAAAATTACGTTGTATCTCTTTTACTTTGTTACCAGGCTTTTTAGTAATTTCTTGCTGTAATGCTTCATAAAGTAAAGCAATTTTATTTATTATTGTTAATCCAGTCCCAACAGTTACTTGTGATACTTTTACAAAATGTTTACCTAACTCAAAATTAATGGTTTTATTCTGTAATACATCAATAACTTTAGGCGGATTGTTAGCAATGCCAGAACTATCAACGTAGATCTGTTCCGGCATTGCAATCTTAGATTTATATTCAAATAACTTGAATACTAACCATAATAAAACAATACCAGCTATTATTAAATAATAAATTGGTATTGTTATCATTAATCAGTTCTTACCATTTGAAAGAAATCAGCGTTAACAGGATAAAAAGTATCTGCTAAACAGTCAGCCGTAAATGGTGCCATAAAATGACCGCTTTCAGCTTGACCGAACTGGTTACCACTAATTTCAAATTGACATTCCCTAATTCGTACCACCCAGACCCTGTTTGATCTATCTTCACCTACAAAAGTCGGACGATAAAATAAATCCGTATCTGGATTAGATCCTACAGCTAAAGAAGTTTGCCCAGTTTGTAAGCCATATTCAACAGCACCCATAATTGTTTTAGCAACATCGGTACCGGTGAAATTAACTTGACCACCAGTAATATTAACTTCCCTTTCTTCCAAATCTTTGAATAACATCTGTTTAGGAACTGAATATTTAAACTTCATGAACGTGTCATTTACGTTTAATTCAGCACCTTCAACTAATCCAAAGAATGGTCCGTATGTATTACCGCTTGTGGAAGATGGTGAATAAATACGGAAACTGTAACTTGTACCAGCTGTGAAAGTTGGAGCTGTTGCACCATCACTTTCCAGTACTAAAGCTGTTTCATCAAATTCAATATAAGTTGTAGTGGTATCAACTATTTTCCCAGTAGCTACAACATTGTTGTCGTCTAAAATAAGCAAATTATTTGCTACTGTACTGTTAAATTCATCTGCAGTCCATCCCGGCGCAGTTGAAGGAACTAACCTGGAAACACCAGTTGTTGTAATAAGCTGATATTCACCGGTACCACTCCATTCTCTTTTTTGAATATAAAGATCCGGACGTTTTGCTATAACTTCTTTGGCTATATCTACATCCGATAATCCCGTATAATAACTTAAAGCCATAATTTAACTCCTTATTATGTATCTTGTATTAATAATTTAAGTTTGTAGATTAAACCAATTTCAAAAGTTTTGGTATCTTCTACATATTCAGGAGTACCTGCATCTTCTAACTGGTGCCCCTTTTGTGGATTAAATTGGTTTATCTTCAGATATAACCGTTCTAGCACTTCAAGTGCTTTATACTCATTTTCTTTAGATACGATTATTCGTAGTTCTAAAGGTAAATCTGTTGTTAATGTTTTTTGATTATCTCTAAAAATATTAAACTCTTCAACCATCCGCACTTGTACAACTGGATATTCATTTGGATCAGCATCGCGCATACCAAAATAACATTTAGCTTTTGCAGTGCTATTTACATATTCAACTAAATCTCTAATCTCAGATGCTATCATCTAGTAAGCCCCTTATTTAAAAAACTAGGCCTGCTTAAATCTTCATAATTACTTATAAATCCATCATCATTATAATCAACCGGTTCAGATAGTTTTGAATATTCTTCCTTATATTTTGCCTTAAATTCTTTGGCTCTTAAATCCCATTTATCTTCTGTCTCTTCAATCTTTGAAAAACATATAATTTCAAGTGCCTTAAACATTGTTAAATTTCTAGTTACTGTTGTATCAATAAATCTGGCTTTTAAACCAATCCTATTTCTAATGTCTCTATGAACAATATTATTATAAGCTTCGTCAATCTTACTCTGGTATGATGCTCTAATATTAAATCTTTTACCAGTTGCTATTGATGTTGCAGTATCCGCAGCTGGAGAAAATGTCACTGTGCCGGTAGCACTATTCCAGGCTGTTATTTCTGCTCTAAAGCTATCTGTATCTGTATTAAATATTTCTAAATCTCCGCCTTTAAAATCAACGTTTAATGGGATTAAATCACTGCATATAAGTGTAGTAACTGTTCCGTCAGATGTAGTTTCTTTTGTATATGGTGTGTTCTTATCTCTTAATTCTTCAACATATTGAAATAAATCTTCATCTCTAACAGTATTTTGAAGTGGTGTTTCAACAATATCAAATAAATAAAATGGCCTGTAAGTATTAGCACTTACTGTGTATGTAAGTTCAATCTTGTAATTATAATCTACTGTCCCAGTATTAGCAGCTGCGAGAGTATAACGAATAATACCATCAGTCCCAATTGTTACCGCTGTTGTATCAACCAGATCCCCGCCACCAGGTTTATATACTTTAATAGTTCCAGAACTAGGAACTAACTGTATATTCTTATCATAAAAAGACCATTCAAAAGTATAATCTTGACTCTTTTGTATCTCTAAGCGCATTTTATTTTTCCTAACTGTTTATTATATTCCTGGTTTCTATAGTTTTTCCTGGCTGAATTTAGAAGCTGGCGGGCCAACGTTTTATCCATTGACCCGCTCCGAACTTCTTTTTCTAAATAAGCCTCATACTGCCTAAACGAAATATAACATTGTTCTTCAGTTAAAGGCTTAGTACTCATTATTCAGCGTATACGTACTCAACAGTTACCCTGGCTGCTCCAGCTGGTAAAGTTGTACCTGCTGCAACAACAACTCCATGAACTGCTGTTTGATCTGCGGTTGATTGAATAGTACCCCAAGTGCCGCCCACTGCCGTAACAGTAGCTACACCCTGTGAACTAATATCCACATCATTAGCAAAAGCCGCAGCAGTTGCAGATGTACCAACATCAAGAACACCGCCAGTAAAGGCAGTAGTTACAAGAACTTTAATATCAGTTATATAAGCATTGGGAGGGAGATAACCGATAAGAAAGCTTGTAGTTGATGTGCTAGTAAACGCAACTTCTAAATAACCTACTCTATTATTTGCACTCATTATTTTACTCCTTTAGAAAGTTGGAACAGCACAACGATAAACAGCCATAGGAACATTTTTGATGTTCGTTGCAGCTTGTTCATAATTAGTGCCAGTTGCCAGTGATGTATTTGTAACAGTCGCTGGATTAACTTTTGTAGCACTCCAGGAAAGGCCGTCAACCATTCCACCAAGAGCAACTTTGAATTTGATTGAATCTTTAAAAGATCTTGTTGCCCTAATTACAGGATCTATATTGAGAGATTCTCTCATTAACATCCGTAATGCGCCACGTTCAATAAAATGAATATAATGATCTGTTGAACCGGAAACAGTTGCAATTTTATCTGTTGGAAATACATTCATTCCAAGTAAAGTTCCTACAACGCCAGTATTAACAATTTCATCTTGTTTCATATTACCCATTGTGTTAGAAGTAGCTGCAATTAATCCAAGAGCTGCCAGTTTATGATACATAACACCTCTACAAATTAAAAAACCGCCTTCAAAGTTAACGCCTTTTTCGCCACGTGTTGATCTGGTTTCTTCAAGCTTAGTTAAACTAACTTGAGAACCTGTATCATTAACATAGTTATTGGCGTCAGTAACTAGAAAGGCACCACACCCATCAATAATTTTAATTGATACAGTGTCGGTCATTTGAGCCGCTTTTGCACTAATAGCATTTGCAAGGTTTGCAGTTGCATCAGCTTCTGCGCCTTCCCGGCCACGTTTTGCCATGATAGCTTCTGAAACATCATCAAGCTCAGCACCATCAGCACGCCATACAATAGGCAATGCGTAAGATAGTTGAGTTTTATTTTTAAGATCTATTTCAGTATCAACACCGATTGTTTGTCCGGTGTCATCAGTACTGAAAATAGTTTGTTTTATCCATTCGACCTGGCTGGACTCGTTAGGTGCCCCTTCTCTGCGGACAATACCAGAATTAATGGTTTTGGCTTCATTTTGATAATCCGCACCAATAATCTTTTCGAGTACTTCCGGATCTATGAAATCTGAATATTTTATAGACATAATTTGTCTCCTATATTAAATTTAAATTTTGTTTTTCCTTAACAATAGCATCAAATAAATTCGGATTAGTCTTTTTAAGCTCCACTAACTTAATCCGACCTACCGGACCTAAATATTCACTAATGTTAATTTTTTCTGTTGGTGCTTTGCCGCCGGGACGTACACTATCAGGAGGGGCAGCCGGTGCCAATCCTTCACTTGAAAACTTTATAGCCCACTTTAATTTTTTTTCAATTGTCATATCAGAATCATTAATAAATTCCTTCTGTGTTTCAGTGAGCTTTCCCATTGCAATTTCTAATTGATCCTGGAAATATTGTTCATAATTACTAACTTTTTCCCTTAATGGGACAAGTGTTTCAATTTCTTTTTCTTTGACATCTAGTAATTCTTTTATTTTTCCTTCTTCAATTAATCTTTCTTCTTCTCTTTTCTGCTGCTCCCGTTTCATTTTATTAAGTTCTTGTTCAATCTCTTTTGCTTTAACTCTGCGATCAGCAGCTTCTTTTCTTAATGCAAGTATTTCTTTCCTATCTTCTTCATTTAAATGCGATAAACCAGGATGATTATTTTCTGGCTCAATTTCTGGCTGTTTAGTTTCAGTTTTTACTTCAACAAACTTATCTTCCTTTTTAGGCGGTTCTGGTCTAACGGCTTCTCTAATATTAGCTTCAGCTATATTTGGTTCTGGCATTCTATGCTCCTTTTATATTTTATTTAGTAACACGATTCTAATAAATCGTGCTATTGTATTATAATAATAAATTGAAATATGGTCAATCAATATGGTACTCCATAAGGGAAAATCTTTAATTCACTGTCTTTATTACAGTTGAATATCTTATTTTTCCAGGCAATATTTTTATATCTAGGGAGTACTGTCTTAATAGACCATTTTTCAAAATCAGCTAATTTTTTAGAATCACTTTCCTGTTCGTCATGATGATAACTTTTCCCATTATGGGTATAATCAAATCCTATTAAATAAATCTCATTAAAATTAAAAACTCTATCTGCAAACTGCAAGGCATGAAATCCAGTATCACCAAAAAGCATATCTTTATAATTATAAAAATGTGTACATTTATCAGATGTATGATTTAAAACATTGTCTTTATGTTTAAATCCAATTAATAACGTTTCACGTGAAACTTCGTGTCTATCGAAATAATCTTTCATATCATTATCATAATAAATTATCATATTAGCCATTTGTGATAAATGTCTATTACAGCATATAACATATACTTCCTGTAGTTTATCCCATTCAAATCTATTAAGGGAATCACCACCGCCAACAATAAGACATTTCTTATCCTGGCCTATATTAGATAATTCATATAAATGTTTCATAAGCTCTTTATATTAATATTTTTACTGTCACCATCTTCAAAATCGTAACCCGTAACTTCTTTCATTCCTTCACTAGTACCAAAGTTATCAACTTTGTTTAAATCAGTATCTTCAAACTCCATAATAATATGGCCTTTGCCATTCCCATCACTATATACAGTTCTGCTTTTCATTTTCATACCTGGAGGCAATTTAGCAACATAGGCTTTTAAAATATCAGCTCCATTAGTAGGGTCAATATTTTCAATAACTAAAGTTTTTGTTGCCATTTAAGCCTCAACATATCTTGCTAACCAATCCATTTCAGGGTTGGCCAATGTATTGTCATCCCATAGCATAAACATTTGGAATTCACCTTTCCAAGGTTCAAAACTTCCAGTGCTATTACCAATAGCAAAATCATTTATAGTATCTGTATTTGCAGTTAATCCACTAGCTGAACCAAGGTTTGTACCTCCCGCCCTAAGTTTCATAACATCAGCACCAACATTCCAAGTCGCACAAAATCTAAACCAATTTGTATTAGAATAAGTCCCATCTATATTTATATAGCTACTATCAGGAGCAGAATTACGTCTTTGTATTCTAAAAGTATTATTTGATGTAGTTTTATATATTCTTAATCCAAAATCACCATCACTAAAAACCCAAAAACAATGACGATTACTTCCATCTGTCCACGTACCACTTGCAATCTTAACCGTAGCAGTGACAGTCCCTTTATCAACGTCAACTCTCCCTTGTAGTGAAGCATCAGCATCTATACAATAATCATTCTGAGTTGCGTCCTGAGATACCCAGTTAAATCCTCCATTCCTAGTTGATGATTTTGACCTGCCCGTTGCATTACCCCATGTTTGATTATCTTGATTACCTCTTCTGTAATCTGTGGCAGTACCGCCATTTGAAAAATCATCACAAGACAATAATATTGCTTGGTCGGTTACGTCAATTCGTCTAAGGATTTGTATTATATTCATTTTATCCTTGCCTATTTTATGTCATAATCCAACGCGAAAATATCGTAATTAGTGCCATCCCAATCCATTTTTATTGAGTCTATCTCATTAGCATCAGAATTGGAAGTATTAAGGGCAAATCCACCACCACTACGAACAGTTGCAGGAAGAGTGGCTGCATGCTCACCAGTGCCATCTTGAATTAATTTTAGACGCATAGTCCCAACTTTACCTGTAGGAGCAGTAAAAGTGAAAGTACAATCATCAGTCATTGTGACTTTTTGATAATTACCATTATTCCAATCTATTGTCTTAGTAGAACCACTATTCCCATTATCATACTCAGCATCACATCCCATAAATGCATTTACAGTTAAGTTGTTGACTGCGGTTACATTATTAGAATCATCTACAGTAGTACCAGTAGCTTGTGCCCCCCTTGTGCCTCCATCTCCTTTAAGCAAAACATTATCACTTATAGTAGATGAAGAACCAACAGAATTTGTTATGTCAGTATATGCTAAAGCAGTATTATTTATTTTATATGCCTGTCCAGTTGGAACATTAACACTGCCATTATCATCAACTGTTGCAGATCCATTTTGTAATGTTTTACCGCCTGTACCGTCAAACCTAGCAATTGCATTGTCTGTAGAACTTGCTGGGCCTGTAACATCTCCACTACCACCGCCGCCAACATTTGCAACAGTTGAAGTTTTTAACTTATTACTATCACTAACATCAATAACAGGGACTAAATCATCATTTGCCGGTGTTATTGTTTCTTCACTTTCTAAGCTAGCAATGTTTGCCGGCCCTAAGTTTGGAATGCCTGCTGTAGCCATTCATATCTCCTTAAGCTTTATCTGTATGCTCATACCAATGCAATACAATTGCAGCTGCAACAGATGCAGTACTAAACATTGATATTTGATAACGTGTATTTTGTTTTAACTTCCATTCAAACCGGCCGCCAGATTCAGCACCGCCGCCAGCTCTATTTTGATTAGTTGTAGCACCTGAAATATATTCATCAACAATTAAACTGCCTCCAGTATCAAGGCCTGCATTATAACTTATCCTACCAGCAGTCAATCCCAAATCCAAAAGCCCGCTTGTATTTGAACTATTACGATCATTATTAAAACAAGTCACAACTCCTTCTTCTAATCCACCACCAGATCCGCCCTCTCTTACTCTGCATAAAGCACCACCAACACCATTGAAAATAAAAATCATATGTGGCCATTTAGTAGTATTGGGAGTTGTAAAAGTTAAAGTAAGTGCATCGTCTGGTGAAGATAAATTACCGATATTAGATGTACTTATCATTGCAGTGTAATGATTACCGCCATGGATTTCATGATGAGCATAGTCAATAGTCTCCAGTGCCTTTGTTGTTTTATCTATATTTGCATTAGCAATATATACTTGTTGTCCCATGTTTATCTCCTTTTGGTTCTTTTTTTAGTAAATGTTTTTACTGCAAGTGGTGACGGCTTAACAATCTTTGGTTGCTGTGATTGTATAATTAAACCCCGATTCCCAAAGATTCTTTCACGTTCAGAAAATGGAATCTTTGAGCCATCGCTCATTAAATAGCATCTTTCAGAACCTAAAACTCTTACTACTTCCATAATTACCTCACATATAAATTAAAAGCCAGCTTTTGTAATTTCTGATTTATCTTATCACTAACAGGCACCATCATATTAATTTTTTTACCACCAGCATTTACATTGCCCCTGGCTTTTCTTCTTTCTTGGGCAGACATAAATTTTAAAACCCAATGAAAATCTGTTTTTTTAACAGGACCTAATTCCTGAAGCATATTACCTGAAAATAAAAAATTACGTATTGCAGTACGCCCGGTTTTCCCTTTTTTCTTTCTATAATTTTCAGTTAAAGCCGGCATTTTTTTACCATCAGCACCTCTGGCATTTTGCCAATTTTCAAACAATAATAACTTTAATCTTGTAGTAACTTGAAACACAATTCTATCAAACTTAATAAGTTTTTTAATCCTATCGTTAATTGTAGGTAATTTGATTTTAACTCGCGCCTTTGCCATTAATCGACCCCTATTAACTGGTGCCTACAATTAAAACCACCACCGAAAGTACTAACAGGCGTTATTTGCCCATTGTCAAGCTCGTCCCATTCAGCTTTTGTTTTAATCTCATTAAGATGTTCTCTGCAAAACTCTCTTGTCTTAATATCTAATGGACCTTTATAGATATATCTAGTTATTCCGTTATCTTCAGCAAGTGCAATGCTCGATTCTCGATATATAGCACTAAGTCCAGTCCTAATCCAAGTTGATGCATGACCGCCTAACTTATCAACATTATCCTGTAATGTCTGTACAGCCTGATTAGCACTAACAGCACCAAAATTAATATCTGTTAAAGTCCTGGTTAATGTAGTAGTAAAACCATCTGCTAATTTATTATACTCGCCTAAATCAAGATTCTTTAATGCATTAAGTCGTTCAAGAGAAGCTTCAGCAAATTGGAAATTTTCTCCAACACTTGCAAAATATAAAGCTTGAACCTCTTCAATTGCTTCCTGATAACCTTCATTTAATAATTCTCCTGTAACTCTATAATAACCGCTTTCAGTTAATATCCGCTGTATATCACGCCTGGCAAGGGCAGCATCAGCAGCTTCAATAACCCGATATTGATCTAATAAAGGGATTAAGTTTCTTTCAAGATTCCGCATAGTCTTTTCTAGTGCTAGAATATATTCATCCTCTATCCTGCGTATAGCTGATAAAGTATTTAAAACCATGCTATCGTCTAAAGCCATTATTTACTTTTTTTGGTTCTGGTTTTGCGTTTGGTTTTTTTGATTCCGCAAGGCATTATTCCCTCCGTTTTGTCCAGGTTGCCGGACAGGATTTAATTGTACAGGATCCATTCTATTAGCATCATTAAAAGCTTTATTCTTAGCGTATTGCTCTTCAGCCTCTTCTTTAGTTAGATCCGGGTTATGTTTCATCATTAAATCAATTTCAGTTATTAAGTTATGTGTTAGCAAGAAATTAGCATCTTCCATCTTTTCCTTTGGACTCTTAGGGAATTCAATCTCTGCAAAATCAACAACTAATTCAGATTCATTGCTTATCTTTTTGCTTGATTCGTTAGTGTGATAATTCCATACTATACGCTCGACTTCAAACAATTCTTTTTCAGATACAAGATAACCAGGTAATTGCATTTCCCTGGCTTCAAGTTTACCAATGTTACTTATCTTTAAAGCAAAGCCAGATTGGGGACTAGCAGACATTGTGAAATTCTCAGGACTTATACCATACCCAGCAAGTACCATCTGGATGCGGTTTTTAACCAACTCAAAGAACTTAAGTATTTCAGTTTGTAAATCTAAAACTCGAACATCGCCTTCACCATCTTTAGTTGGATTAATAAGTATATCAGCAGGACCCACTTTCATATTATCAGGTATTTTATCCGGGTCATCTGTAGTAAATACAATCTGCTTAAACGATTGATATTTAGCAAGTGTATTAATATAAATCATTAAAATAGCAATATTTATATTAAGATCTCTTAAATCGTTGCCTGTAGTAAAATCCAGTAAAAAATCAACTGGATAATGTTTATTGTATAAAACAAAAGGCAATACTGTGTTACCTTCATCATCTTCATAAGGAATTTCTTTACGTTCTAGAATTGTTTCTTGTTCGCCAACAGGCTTGATAGTATAAACATAACCACCTTCTATTTTGTCTATATCTTCATTCTCAATAATACCGGGTAATTCTCTAGTATCAATATCTTCTTTAACCCAGAGTTGTGCATAAGAATAAGTTTGAACTGGGCCCATTGCGAGCCCTTCTGTATCGGCTAATTTAAGAAACGGTTCGTTCTTATAACCACCGCAATTATATGCGCTTTGTGAGTGTCCAGGGAAAACATAACCATAATAATATTTAATAGCTATAATTTCCATCCAGTCATCTGGATCGGTAAATATCTCAGCATTGTTAAAATTAAGCTGCTCATAATCAAGCTTATCTTTACGCCAATTAACTTTAAGTAATGTATGATTAATTAAGTTAGTGTATTGATTAATATTTTGCAGGACAAAATGCTTATTAGTGTCCTTTTGTGATAAATCATAATTTTCATCTACAATCTCTTTTTTTGTCTCTGGCTTTTCGCCCTCTTCAACTTTCTTTTCAATCTCTTCAGGAGGAATGATAGCCTTGCGTTGTGCAGGTTTTTTATAAACTGTTGATAAATCTTTAACAGTCCGCTTTAATACGTTTAATTCCTGTGTAACTAACCATTTATATTTATCGAGGGTTTCTTTGGATACTTGATCTTTTAACTCTTCACGAATAATATAATACCAGTCGTCTTTAAAAATGTCTATTAGATTCTGAACTGCGTATTTTACTGTAAGAGCGCATCCGGTACGGATACGTGAACTAATTCTTGTTGATGATGCCAAGGTGAACTCCGTATATTATACGGGTTCTACCCTGATTAAATATTCTCATATTATATTACTTATTATAGATCATAAACTATAATTTGTCAAGAAATCGTGTTATTTTTTTAAAAAATCGTGTTACTTTTTTTTATAAATATTATCATTATTCTGGGGACATTAAGTCATTTTCTCTCATTCGTCTCTCATGAACCAGATTTTCTTCTAACCATTTAATATACTCTTCAAGATACAAGTCATATTCATGATTTAAAATAGAATCATTATATACCATCCCTTTTTCTTCTTCAAACTCTTTACGTATATCATCATTAATCATAATATCCTTACCTTTTCAACCAATTACTGTTAATTCTTTCATTGATTTATCAAAAGATTTTTTATCTAATTTTATATAACATCCTAATCTAGGAGGATATAATATATACATATTATCTGGTTTATAATATCTAATACTTTCAATAACCAATGGATGAAAGTCATTTATTTTAATCCCAATTTCAAATTTTTCTAATAATTCACGTTTATATTTTTTATTTATCATTAATCTTCTTTTCCTTTTTTTGAAAAACCATTTTATGTTAAATTTAATTTTTTTTATCATAATATCCTTACCTTTTGATTTGCTTTTGGAGGGAATCTGTTAATAATAAAATACCTAAATGAATCTCCAACATGGCTATATTCATCATGTTCTGGTTTAGGTGGTAGTACTAACTTGCCATCCTTATCTGTTCTATATTGCCAATGAAAAGCCATTTTATGAAATTTCGGTGTTATATGTGGGTTGTACCTGACATACGGTATTAAATCATTAGCTCTGTCTATCATTTCAGCAACACTGTATTTATGCGTATAATGGAAATGCCAATCTATTGTTCCTGTCCTAGGATTCTTTTTAAGTTTATCTATCCAAGTATTAAGGTCTGATTGCCTATTAGCTCCAGCAGGATCACAAGCATGACCATCAATTAAATACTTTTTATTATCAACTACTTCTCTGTAATGGTCATCACTCTTATTATTATTAACATATTCATCAAATATATCAATCCAGTATCCGAATTCATTTTCTGTTGTTTTTCTTATCTGATAAAATATAATTGCAGTATCATCACTGACTCCAAAATCCCAAGACGCCCAGGTTTCAATACTCTGGTTATATTGAAAATTTCTATCATAGCAATTCTTTTGTCTATCGAATCTATAAACTAATGTATCATAATCACTTATTGGTTGACCTTCCCATATATGCAAATACTTAGAGTAATTATTCTTTTTGCAGAACTCCATTTCTGTTTGTAGTGGCTCTCCAAAGTATTTATTATCTTTATAGCTAACAAACTGAACATGACTATTAGGCTGTTTCTGGTTAACAAACATCTCATAAGTCGGATCATCTTCCCTGGCAGGATTAAAGCTAATCCATATCTGACTATTCTTTTTCCTGATTGTAGGTATAAGCAAATCCCAACTATTTTGACTTATACTTTCAGCTTCTTCTATCCAACAATAATCAACACCCTCGTAAGATTTAATCTGATTTACATTAGTATATAAACCAATAAAACTAAATAAAGTACCATTAAATCCTTTAATTTCATTTTTTGTTGTTATATAATGGTCTGCTATTCCTAATTCTGGATATTCTTTATCTAATAATGCTATTTGATCAACAAGTAGTCTATGAACTGAATCAGCAATTGAACGCTGGATCTCCCTGGCACATAATACCCTTATACATTTACAATATCCTTTTAATATTAAAGTACGGCCAAATTGCCAACTCTTTCCAGCACCTCTACCACCATAATAAACATTATATCTATTATTTTCTAGTAGTGGCCAATAAACAGGGTCAAGCCTGAAATCAATCTCTAACAATGTTTATTTTTATTTCTTTATCACTATCAAAAGTGTTATTTTGGTCTATTACCTGTTTAGCCTTACCAAATCCCCTATCAAGTAATATCTCCAAAGCCTTTACATTACCCTTCAATCCAAACTTTAGCAATGCCTCTTTAATTAAATCAAGCCTAGTTCTTTCATCTCCATCTTTCCATTTTTCATTAAGAAACTCCTGAATCTGTACTTCAATCTTTTTCTTTTTGGACTTCCTGCCGGCCTCGGCTGCTGTCTCCGATGTAAATGGCCTACCTGGCATTATTTCACCTGCGTTATTTCTGCGTTATACTTTTGACCATTATGCTTAATATCTATATTAATATTGTTTTTAGTACAAAAGTCTATATACCGCTGTACTATAATATCGCAGTAGTGTTCATCTAGTTCCATACCGTAGCATATACGGTTAGTTTTTTCACAGGCTATAAGAGTAGAACCTGAACCAAGGAATAAATCTAAAACAATATCACCAGCCTTACTACTAAAACTTATTGGCCTTTCACATAAATCCATTGGTTTCATTGTCGGATGTTCATCTGACCTGCTCGGCCTTTTTATATCCCTAACTGTAGTCTGTTTTCTATCACCGTACCAAATATGACTATTATTCTGCTTCCATCCATAAACACATGGCTCATGTTTCCAATGAAAATCAGCCCTCCCAAATGTGCTGTTATCTTTATTCCAAACTATATATGACTTATACTGCCAACCAGCACTAATAAAAGCATTTATAGTATTATGTGTTTCGGTGGATGCGTGCCATATATAAGCAGATGCACCATCTTTTGTTGCTATGTGTGCATTACTGAAAACACCTATATAAAACGGCAAAATATCTATAGCATCATTATTTATCTTTTCTCGTTTCTTACTTCCACCATCATAATCTATACCATATGGAGGATCTGTATGTAACATATCAGCCTTTTTACCATCCATCAACCTATTAACATCTTCTTCTTTGGTACTATCCCCACATAATAACCTATGCCGTCCAATTTCCCATAAATCACCAAGTTTAGTAATTGCTGGTGCTTTATCTGGAATGTCATCATCGCCTTCTGTTTCTATCATAGGCATAATATCATTTATTTCTTTTTCAGTTAAAGAAAGTTCATCAGCTATCTTTTCAATATCATCAAAATCTTTATACAAAGATTCAATTTCAGCCTGGAGCATATCCTTGTCCCATTCATTACTAACAGACTTATTTAATAATATTCTAAGTTTCTTTTGTTGTTTAGGTTTTAAATAACTAGCATCTATAACATCTATTTTCTGATTAGGATCTTTTTGTTTCAAAGCTTCATATCTGCCATGACCACCAATTATAGTATTATTAGTACCGACTATTATTGGCTCCACATAATCATATTCTGTTAGACTATTTTTTAATGTTTCGATTTGGTGTTCAGGATGTATTTTAGCATTATTTTTATATGGTTTAAGTTCTTTTAAAGTTATTGTTTTAAGTTTGTTTTTTATATTCATATTATTATTTTATTATAAGCCAATTTTAATCATTTTTCAACCCAATTTTAAAATAAGTTCATTATCTTTTAAATCATAATTAAAAAAATACTCTACTCCAATCTTATCTTGACTAACTAATCCGTTATTATACCACTCTTTCATAGTTTTTTTGTTCATTTCAATTCTTGTAGGCCATGTAGCATATTCACAATAGAAATCAAATCTTGCTTCATAATAACCATTAAAATCTTTAACTTTTATTTTCATTATTTTTTCTCCGTCAACTTATCGATCAAATCATTCTTATACTGGATTGTTGAATCATATTTCTTTTTAGCACTGATAAACCCTAAGAAGTCTATGCCTATTCCTATAGATATACCAATTAATAAACCTATAGATAAATATATTATTTCAGTCATTTAATCTACCTACTTTATAAGATTTTTTAAGTAAACGCCAATGCCAATTTGGATGATCAATTGTTTTATGATTGTTAAAAATATATTCTGGCAATTCAATTTTACGTATTTCATTTAATCCTTTCCTTAAACTTTTACATCTTTTTTTTCTCATTTTATATCCTCCAAAATATATTCAAGTTTGCCATGTGCGGCTTGTGGTTCTAAACCATAAATATTGTCTGTACTAATTCTTTTACCCGCCAAAAACTGCTCATTTAACCACTCAACACTGTATTCAATCTCATTTTGCCTGGGCCCTTGTACAAAATTATTCTGGACGTTAAATACTTTAGTCTCTGTGAAAGATAGCATATAAGGCTTATCAAACCATCTGTTTCTGTTAAGATGTGATTCTAAACTATTGACATTATTATAAACACCTTGGTAAATAAGTGGCATTATGTCTCTACTCCTGTATATATGGCTATTAATGGCCATTGGGTAGCCCCAGCATGTATGTTGATCTTCTGCTTCAGTCCAATTCCAACTCATACGCTCATGAATCGATAAACTAAAAGACCGAATCAATGATGGTGGTTTAATTAATTTATTATTAGCAGGATAACATCTATTTATTTTAGGATTCATTCTTAAACTTAAACAATGATATTTATCTTCATACATATAACAATCAATACCCTTAATAAAAACATCATCATCAGTAAAAAACACCACATATTCTGTATTTACTTTTTTAAGCGTTTCTTGTAAAGTTTCTTTAAAATTCGTTTCTCTGATAAATTCTGTGTCCGGATACAACTTCGCCACATTTTGAAAACCGATTTCATAGTCTTCATTAGTACTGGTATATTGCACAAGTATTTTTTTATCAACATGGAATTTCTCCTTTATGCTTCTTAAACAAAGCTCTAATTGACATGCCCTGTCTTTACTAAATACTATTATCGTTATCATAAATCACCCCTTCTTTCAGCCTCTTCTAAAAGCTCATTTACTTTAGCAGATTCTAAACTTTCCATAAAAGCAACCCCCATATAAGCATTCATCCTTCCTATTGCTGAAGTTAATAATTCGCCTTTTATAAAAAATCTTTTAAGAAAAGGAATTCTTTCAACACTATCCTCAATTCTTTCTTGAAACTCAACTCTATTTTTAATCAAAAATTGCCCCTAAATTTTTAGTGCTTTTATTAATTATTATAATGTCAGGCACGGCCTCTTTTATTACTCTAAATGAATAAAGTATTTCAGATAGGTATATTTCCATGTATGATGTTGGATTCGGTGTGCCGTCTGGGTTAACTACTTTATGATCCAGCTTATTAACATAAGCTCCATTGGTGATATAATCCAGGTCCACACCATAAATATAAATAGGATTGCAACCCATGATAATAGCAAATGCCAGCATGTGGATTGCAACAGTAGCTCCAGAAGAATAGCTTTTATTGTTACCAGTATATTTGGCAAACTGCCATTGTATTGATTTCTTTTCATCTGGGAATCTATTTGAATACGTAAGGAAAGGAACGTTAAGCACTTTTTCAACTTCATTTTCCCATTCTCTGCCCTTCATACTCTTATATAAAACAACTGCTCTACCATAATCATTATATCTTTTATGATTAGTTAGTATATCAAACTTTGGATTAGCATTTGCAAGTACCCAGTAATCAATATCGAGATCTATTAGTTCATCAAAAGCATTACAGGAAAAATAAATATCATCTTCTTTTTGTCTCAAATCATCAAGGTGCTGCTCCAGGCTGGGGCCTAATCCTATAATTCGGGCTGTTATTCCTTTATGTTTATTAATAATATCTTTAAACTCTAACATTTACATTTCCAAATTTGTCTATATTTATTCCTGGTTTCAACAAAAGTTTCACCAATAACTTCAACCGTTGTGAATCCACATCCTATTAAAAAATTATGTGCTATAGATTCATTTTTCATTTGTCCAGGACCATCACCCTCATATTGTATTTCTATATAAGATATTTTACTATTTCTAACCATATATTCAACAACTCTTTTTCTTAAACTAGTATCAAGATAAGGCAATACTGAACAGCATATCATTATATCAATTTTAATGTCCTCTTTTATAACTTGTTCTATACTATCGCCTATAAAGTGGGAATCAACCCCACCGGGGATATTGGCCATTGTAAATGTCATATCTTTTTTAAGCTGCTCATCCTTTTCAACTAACAAACCGATACACCTTTTATCCATCATAAACCTAATAGCAAGATCACAATGCCCGGCACCCAAGTCCATAATTGAATCAATGTTCTGCGGTATAGTCTTTTTAATAATATGCCACATCTCCGGCGCACGCTGATTAAAATATACAGGATAACGGCTCTGATCTAAGTGGTGTATCATACCACGATATAACCAGAATAGGTCCCCGTGTGGCCGTTTTGGTTTTGATATTTTATCGGTTAAATCTAAACTTTCACCAAAGTCAATAATAAATGGCTTGTTATTATACGGGATAATATTAGAAGATGTTAAATCACAATGATTAATATTTCTTTTTTTAAGTGCTTTTAATACTTTGGGGTAATGGCTCATCCATTCTTTAGTATTTGTAACTGGATTTGGCCTTATCCTTTGAATCTTTAAAGTATGTGTATCATATATTTCAACTAAGGGAACATAACCCGTATCTGACATTCTAGATAAACATTCAAGCTCTCTTTTAATAGCCCAGGTCTGCCCTCGTTTATATATACAATGTTCATCTATCCAAACAGATGAAATATCATGTGTATAATCAGGTTCTCTTTTAGTTAAATCAATCATTTTTCTTCCCGAATAAATACCTATGATTAGAATCCATAACATCTATTATCATATTATGCCATTTAAATTGTAAATTATTATTTTTAAAATTATTAAAATATATTTCCAAATTCATATTTTCAAAAAAGCATTGATATGCCAAAAGAATATTGCTATATTCTAAAGATCTATCCATTATTTCATCCCTATAATTTACCGGCATTTCTGATGCTGCCCAGGTAGAAATAAACAATGAATTATATATTTCAGCTGAAGGTATACGGATTAATTCATTAACAAAATGGCAATTACTCTCATATTCTCTTAAATAATGCTTTTGTATTTTAGACATCACTGGTAAATCTAAAAGAATATATGTACCTTTAAATCCAGCCTGGAAACATACTTTAGCCATTGCGCCATAACCGCATCCAACTTCTAAAATTACATCCATATCCTCTATTTTCTTATTACAATATTTTTCAAACTGTGCTAAATGATAACCGGCATGAATATGGCTGCCTGATGTTGATTTATCATGTAAGTACTTCTTAAAAGTATCGTTATTTTTTATAGCATTTTTCCATTTATCAATCTTAGATAAATAAGCATATTCTTTTTTTAATATTCCAGTATCCCCAAAAAACATTGTAGATACTAAAGACTGGCATTTATAAAACTCCTCTATTGGATAATCTTTTAAAAACTGCTCAATTGATTTTACTTTATCTTTCCAAAAATCAGTTACAGCCATGACAATCCTTTAATATATCAATATATTTCTGCGCTCCCTTAGCACAAGTATGATTTTCCATTATATAATCTCGGGGTTTAAAATTATTTAAATTATCTAAAAAATAATGATCTAAATCTGATAAATCAAATGCCTTAGCCCCGCATCTTTCATCAAAATATGGTGCTGCACTTACATTCTTATTAGTAAATTTATATCCATAATAAGAAAATTCTTTCTCTTCAAATACAAAAATAGGCACACCAGATGCAAGTACTTCCATATATGCGATCCCCTGGCTTTCAGTGCCAGTTAAAAATATAGCAAACTTTGACCTTTGGCATAAGTCTTTTAATTGTCTTTCCTGATATTGTCCATAAATAATCACATTATATTTTAATCCTCTATTATCAAGATATTTCTTTACTGCATCAAGTTTATAAACCGGTGTTTGTTTAGTGACATTCTTATAATAAATAAAGCAATCATATTCATCAATCTTTGGCTGTGGTTTAAACTCTTCAGTGTCAATACCAGTAGGCCATACATAAAAATTTGCTGTCCTGGTTTCCCTGAACTCTTTCATATAATCTACCACCCATCGTGAAGGCTGACACCAATTATCATATTTTAACCAATAAGATTGATTTTCTGAAGGAAGCACCATTATTTCAGGACCAATCAATGTTTTTTCTGGAAGTTCTAAACGCTGTAATGCTAACACTCCCCCATGTATACAACCATTAACATCCCCAATCTGATTTTCTACATATTCCTGATGGAGTTCATTAAACCCTTTTTTTAAGTTATCAACTACCTTTTTACACCCCACTATTTGATTAGGTGTTTTTGTCCATAATCCTATTCTCATTCAAAACTTCCTTCAATATCTTTAAAACAGTTTTTCAATTTCAATATTATTTTATTAACATTATTTTTATATTTATTTAATTTATTAATTTCATTATTAATACTTTCATATAAATCTTCATAAAAATACAAACTTTGTTTTTCAGTAAATGACATTTTCCGCTGAAGGTCCGCTCGACTAAGGCCATCCGCAACTAACATTATGCAATTATCTTTTAATAACTCATATAATGTTTTATTTTCCAGTGCTGCTTTCTTTTCTAAAAGTCTTAAATACTCTCCAGAAAAACGCAACGCTATTGATTTTGTATATTTATTCATATCTTTATACCTCATTAATTATATTCTTATACCCCATTTTTTCGCAAAGTATTCATGGTTATGTTTCCAGTAATTATTCTTACTTGTAACACCATCGCCCCGGCCCTTTTTCTCTTCATTGTGAATAATATCACATTTATTAGCAAATACAATTTGTTTATCAGGATGCTTTTTATTCATTTGCATACAAAAATCAGAATCTTCATAAGTTGCACCTTGATATTCTTCATCAAATCTTATCCCACAATCACGCCAAAAGGCAACACAGGCAGAACCACAAATATTTAATTGCGTTGCTGGTGTATGAATGCATTTTTGGTATTCCCCTATCTTCTGCTGATTGCTACTATCACCTAATATCGGACAATAACCACCATCCGCATGTTTAGGTCTAGCAGATACAATAGAAAATTCCTTATGAAAAAATAAAGCATCAATTAATATGTCACACCACCCAGGAAAGAAGCCGGTTATATCATCATCCATCATAATAATAATATCACCTTTTGCATTATCAATGCACCAATTCCGATTCTTAGCTGCTGATTGTTTAATACAAGATGCTATTACTTCACAATCTGGAGATACATGACTTGCTGCGATCATTTGCTTTTTAACTTCTTTTTCTGTTTTTAAAGTTGGTATTGTAATGCTAACTGATATATTTTTTATAGTACTCATGATTTCTCCCTTGTTTTATCCATGGTTTATATGGCCCTGACCAGTGAAGCAATTTAACTCTTTTCATATCATAATCATATAACATCTGACTATGCTTATAACCATCTGATATATAATTTGCGGGAACACACCAATATTTACTTAGCTCGTGTATATGGCCATTGCATATAATTGAAAGTGGTGCTTCATCTAAAACATTATTATCTAAAGCAAATTCAATCATTTTATCTTTTAATTTAAATTCTCTCCAGGCTCTGCAATTCATTACCAACTGCCCAGATAAGAAACTTCTAACTCTTGATTCTCTGCATCCGCCCTGAATAAAAGCACCTTGGCCGACTGTTTTAAAAATATACGATGGTACAGCAGCAATATAATTATCTTTTAAATCAATGTCCCATAACTCTTTTACATCACCAAGAACAATTACGTCAGTATCAAAATAAACAGCCTTATCACTTTTAGTAAGTTCAGGTATTAACCATCGTAAATAAATAGCTCGTGTACTTTGAAGATTGAATTTCTTATATTGTTTTATTTGTGGTTCAACATTAATAATATTAATATTAGCATCTGAAACATGAACTTTAACATCTGATTCGCAAATAATATTAAAACTTATTTTTTCTTTTGTATTTGCTTTTATAGAATTAAAGACATGTTCCCAGTGGTTAGAGAAATTATTATCTATTGCAATAAATATCTCAATCACTAATAAAATCCTTATACATTTTTTTTAATCCATCATATAAAGCAGTTTTTGCATTCCAGCCTAATTTTGAAGCCTTATAAACATCCATACACTTAAACATTGATCCATCTGGTTTTTTAGTATCATAAATAATTTCACATTCATAATTTATTATAGTCATAAGCATTTCAGCAAGTTCTTTTATTGAAATAACCTGACCAGTGCCTATGTTAATATGTCCAATGCCATCGTAATTTTCCATCATAAATAAAATAGCATCACATACATCATCAACATAGATAAATTCTCTTTTAGCTTCCCCAGTTCCTAGTAATGTAATGCTTTCACATTTATTTTTTTTAGCTTCAAGTATTTTTTTTATCAAAGCAGATATTACATGATTCTTTTGTATCGGTTCCGGTGAAACTTTACCGTAAATATTAGATGGAACTATTGAAATAAAATTACTGCCATACTGATGCCGGTAATAACCACATAATTTCATACCTGATATTTTAGCCAAAGCATACCCTTCATTTGTGTATTCTGGAGATCCAGCCATTACATAAGATTCATCTAAAGAATATTTATATCCAACAGGATAAACACAAGATGAGCCCATAAAAAGCAATTTCTTAACATTAGCAAAACAAGCGCAGTCCATAACATTTAATGTAGTGCGGATATTATTAGCAAATAAATTAACAGGGTACTTCATATTCATTTCGATCCCGCCAACCAGGGCAGCCAGATGTATAACATAATCAACCTTATACATCCACTGGGAAACTTGCTCCATATTAAAAAGATTCATTTCATTTTTTGAAGGCGTAAGGAGATTAACATATCCCTGCTTTTTCATTATTTCTACTAATCTGGATCCAACCATACCAGATGCACCAGTTATTAATATTCTTGATTGTTTATCCATTAATCACCCTTTCAATTTTTTTAAGTTCTGTTTCTGTTAAATCTGGATTATTAGGTAAATAAAATCCATTTTGATATACTTTTTCACATACTGGTAAAGATACATATTTATAAAAAAAAGTATGATTAGTTATATTACCTCCTAAAATTGGCCTAGTTTCTATATCTAAATCGTTAACTTTTTTTAAATACTTTTCAAATAATTTTTTTGTTTTTAAAATAACAGGTATAGCAAAATTAGATATAATATTATTATGTGCGCTTATATTTAAAATATCATTATTACTTAACATTTTCCGGCGCATTCTTACATAATTTATATGTCTTAAATCAATAATATCATCAATATAATTTAATTGCTGATTACCGATAAAACCTGTTATTTCAGTCGGCCGTAAATTATAAGCTGGATAATAAAATTTATACTTATCATAAAATTCATTTTTAGGAACTTCCAAATCTCTATCCCATCCATGCGCTCTAACCATCTTTAGCATATTATATAAAACCTGATTATCTGTACATACCATTCCGCCTTCTATTGTAGATAGTTGATGACCAACATAAAAGCTAAATGTTGAAGCCATCCCAAAATTCCCAAGTTTAATATTACGATATGTACTCCCTAATGACTCGCAATTATCTTCTAATAAAAGTATTTTATTATCATCACAATAATTTTTTATCTGCCAAAAATCACAAGAAAGCCCTAAAACATTAGTAATAAATAAAACATCGATTTTATGCTTTCTAATAGTTTTTAAATTAATATTTAATGTGTAGATTGATATATCAATAGGAATTATATTTAATCCTAACTGCTGAAGCGGCATGATATTAGTTGACCAAGTTAATCCAGATACTCCAACCCGTATATTTTTCTTTAAAACTTTAAGATTCAAAAGTGATTGTATAAGAGCCAAATTTGCAGATGATCCAGAATTAAATAATACAGAAAACTTTCTTCCTTGCCAATTACTAAACTTTTTTTCAAACTTCCGGCACTGTTCGCCCATTGATAACTGATCTGATTTTTGAATAAAATCACATAATCTTTTTTTAGTTAAAGATTCTTTATAAAAAGTGTTTTTAATAAGTTTGACCATTTAAAGCCATGCTCCACATTTCTTCTGCTAATGAAATAAAATCAACTTCAGGTTTCCACCCTAAAATAGTCCTTGCCTTTGTAGCATTCCCAAGAAGTTCATCAACTTCATTTGGTCTATAATACTTAGGATTTATTTTTATTATTTTTTCTCTTTTATCTGTTAACCTGGCAAGTGTTAAAACAACATTTAAGAATTCATTTACAGTATGGTTCTCTCCAATAGCAATTACATAATCATCCGGTTTATCTTGTTGTAGCATTAACCACATTGCCTTTACATAATCCCTGGCATGTCCCCAATCCCTTTTTGCTTGTAAGTTGCCAAGCTCTAAATATTCCTGTTTGCCTTTTACAATGTTTGCTATTCCTTTAACTATTTTCTGTGTTACAAATGTGCCACCCCGGCGTGGTGATTCGTGATTAAAAAGTATACCATTACTAGCATGAATATTATATGCTTCCCTGTAATTTTTAGTCACATAATAAGAATATACTTTAGAGCAACCATAAGGGGAAACAGGATTAAAAGGTGTAGTTTCTGTCTGTGGTACTTCCAGGACTTTGCCAAACATTTCACTTGATGCAGCATTATAAAATCTAATATAAGGATCCACTTTTCTAATAGCTTCAAGTATTTGGATAGTTCCTAAACAATTAATGTTAGTTGTATATACTGGAGATTTAAAAGAAACTAAGACATGAGATTGTGCACCTAAATGATAAATTTCATGTGGTCTAATATCATTAATAATATCAAATATATTTAATCCGTCAGACAAATCACAATAATAAAGTTTAATATCATTAAATATGTGGTCTATTCTTTCAGTGTTAAAAGTTGAAGCTCTGCGGATAGTGCCATGAACTTCATAGTTTTTAGACAATAATAGCTCTGATAAATACGAACCATCCTGGCCGGTTATCCCGAATATTAAAGCTTTTCTATTCATTAATTATTTTGTTTTCTACAATAGGCGTTAAATCAATTTTATCAGTAAACATCTTTTTGTACTCTATATTATGTCTGCAAGCTTTACAGTCAATCTTAGGGTCAAAGTCTTTCTTATGCAATGCAGATAAACATTGACCTTCAAATAAACAATCTATTTCTTCTTCTTCCAAAACCTCACTCCTTTAAGATATAAATAGGCTCTTGCAGCCCTTATGCTTTCTTTTGTACTAATCATTTAAATACTTTTACCCAGACCCAGACCCAGACCCAGACCTAGACCAAGACCTAGACCTAGACCAATACCCAGTCCAAGTTCTTGACCCAGCCCAATATTTAAAAGTATGCTTCATTTTAATACTTTGACCTAGCCCTAGCCCTAGACCCAGACCAACACCAAGACCAAGCCCCAGACCCAGTCCCAACCCTAGACCAATTCCCAGCCCCAGACTTAGACCTTGACCCAGACCCAGACCAAAACCAAACCCTATCCCTAGACCAGAATTTCGAAGTATGATTCACTTAAGAATACCATAACTCTCTATGCTCTGAATTGCAATATACCATTCTGGAATATTTAAAGATTGGCAATCTTGCCATTCTTTCTTATCAAATGGCCCAGTCTCATAAACTATAGCTGGATTTTTAAGTAAAATATTTTGTTCATCAATACCTATCAATTCACCTGTATAGATATATCTACAACAGAATATGGTTACTTTTTTACCCATAAGGCTTTCAAGCCCCTTTTCTTTAGTTTCTTGTATTAATGTTTTCATTTAACCTCCTTTAAATCAATGTGCCCTGTACCAGTCCGGACACCCGACCACCGTTTCCGCACTGTTTCCAGCTGACCACTAACCAGGTATATTTTGATGGTCATTTAATGGATAATGGGCCTCGGTCAGGCCCTATTGTTATCTACCCAATGCAAATGCATCCTGCCGAATAAGATAGATAAGCCTGGCGGGGGTTTGCCTTTTTTAAAGTGGCGGCTAATTTGTACCCCCAAAACTTCCACTGTAATTTTAATAATGAACCATTAGCTAGATGGCAATTACTAAAACCTTGCTTAAGCCAAAGCAGCCAGCACCGGAAAAATATTTGGAGGATTCCGGGGGAGGGCTGGCCGCGTATTCATTTTTGAAGAAAAAGTGTTCATCCTACCTTGAATAAACCGGGACGGCTGGAGCATATCTTGGGAGGGACTCCAGCCATCTATTTTCCGAGTATTAAAAACTAACATTACCATCCTAACCACTTTGTTAAAAACTCAGATATAACTTGTGATAAACTCTTTTCCAAATCTCGAGCCTTCCTTAAAGCTGCTTTCCATAATTCCATTTTTATTGATATATTTCTACGTATTTTCATTATGTACAATTATACAATAACAAGCATTAAGTTGTCAATTAAAATTAACAAAATCAGAAATTTTTTTATGTCTCTTTAAAAAAAGTTCATAACGATTAGCGTTATAATCTGTTATCCTTAACCTACCAACTTTATTTAAATGGCAGGCCCCATGTACTAATGATAGATTTAAAAGGCTATTAATGAATAAAGGATATTTCTTTTTACCCCATTTTGTATTACTAAACTTATGATGTAAGTCTAGTGATTGATTAAAAGAAATAATCCTATTACATATATCACATTTATGATTTTGGTGTTTGTACAGATACATTAACTTTTCGGGATAATTAGGAATCATGAAGGCAGCCTTAATGGATCCCAGTTAGCTTTTTTCAAAGCATTCTCTAGATCTTGTAAGGGCTTAGGAAGTGGCCAATCTCGTTTTATCCTTCCCCTTTTAGAACCTGCTAATAATTTATTACGCTGAATTAAAGCTGCTTTTATTTTATAATTTTTAATTAACCGTTTACTTTCTTTTGCCCAGGCTTCAATTTCTTCTTCAGTATATGTTTCTTGTGGCCTATTAATAATGTTTTCAATAACACCACGCCTTAAATAATAACAAGCCCTTTCAGCTCCAAACCCTAAATATTTATTGAGATCTTTTTTATATTTTAATCTAATAGCCATATAATATCCTGGAAATATAATTTTGTGCTTCATTTGTTTTGTGTTCATATTTGCGCCAACCTCCATATACATAGAGTGCGTTACTATAACCACCATACATTTCTTTATATTCCTTTAATATTATAGCTCCCATTTCGGTATTAGCCTCAATGAATTTCATAACTTTTTTATAGTTTGTTCCTTTGTTTTTATTTAGATATTCTGCATATTTAGAATTACATATTTTCCAAGGCAAATGAGCCCACCAGTATGTTGATATACCATATAGGCCAACACAATCTGTATTAGTGTTCTCTGCCCAGTACCTAAAACCACTTTCCACCTCTGCAAGCCTACCAAACATCTCAATAGGATGGTCATATATATAGGCATGTTTTTGGATACAGGTTAAAATTCTTTTTTTATGTATAACAGGATATTTATTAATTAAACTTTCTAAATATATTCTGTCATAGTCTATTTTATTTTTAAGATTTTTTATTTCTTTATCTGCGGAGACTGTGAAAACGATTAAAAGCATTATTATTAACTTTTTCATGCGTTTCTCCTACACTATTAATACATAATTTCTATTTTTTTTCAAGTAGTTCTTTGCTTTCTCCAGCTCTCGATTATATCAAGTCCCTGGGTTTTAGAGAAATGCTGTGGGGTGAAATGGAGTACCTGGTAACCATGAATAGCCGCCAAGTTATATTTCTCCATATCTCTAATAGCTCCTTTGCCGTAGAAATGACGGCTTTTCCCTTGCCAACATCCGCCATTTATTTCAAGTAACAACCGCCATTCGGGAATAGCAAAATCAGCCCTAAAACATCTTTTTGGGACAAACCTGTATTCTTTCTCTAATGTTAGGTCGAAAGTGGCTGTATAACGCTCTAGAAGGCTAATATCGTATAATCTAGCGTTCATTTGGTGATTCTGGTAGTGGCATCCAGTGAGTAATATCAAGCTCTGCAGAAAATTTATCTTCACTATCATAAAACCATTCATCTTCATACCAGCCTATAGAAATATAATCATAATAAAATAATACATCTTCACCATCTTCTGGCAATCTATCTTTTACACTTATCCATTCCATTATTTATCTCCTTTAATGCTTCTCTGGCTTTTTTACCAATATCGTTATCAATAACACTATACCCATAACCAGTATCATTTATATAATAATCCTTTTTACTATAAAACTCTAAGGCTTCTTTCATTTTTTTATTTTCTTTTTCAAGTTTTTCTATATAGCAACAACCTTCGCAATCATAAGGCAGTTTTATATTATTTTTTTTATCCATCATTTACCCTCCTTTAATGCTTCTTCTGCTATGTCTGTAGCAACTCCACCGCCTTCATAGCATGCTCGTTCTTTTATTCCCTCAAGAGCATCTTTCATTTTTTTATTTTCTTGTTCTAACTCAAATATATATTCTCTAAACCATGTATAACTTGGGCAAAATGAAGTTAAATGACCTGATATTGAAATTCCTTTTTTACATGCTACTCCACTTTTTAAAAACCAAGCACATTCTTTACAATCAAATGCTTTATTATCCATCATTTACCTCCTTTATAAATCTATATCAAGTTTTTTTGAAACTATTTTTCTCATATCGTTTAGATGAAGTTTTATGTCTTCTCTCATTTCTTGTTTTTGCAATGAAGGTCTATAACCGCATTCATAAAGCATATCTATTAAGCTCTGGCAGTCTTCATCTTGCATAGTGCCTAATCTTGGAATATCCATACCTTCTTCTAATTTTTGACGATACAAATTACCATTATCATTACATACAGCAAATATTTCGTTATCATCTTTTAATGTAACAATTACAGAAGGCAAGAATCCTTTGTAAAGTTCTTTAAATATTCTTATTTTAACACCCATCATTTACCTCCTTTATATCATCTGTGATTCTTTCTCCATGAAAATATATATGTCCACATTTAAAGCAATCTATTGGGTAATCTGCTTCCTTAAGTCGCTCATGGGCTGGGTTACAGTTCCAGCAACTTCTATTAGGGAAAGGTCCCAATATTCCAGATGGCCCATTATCTTTAAGCCACTGCTCAGCCTCTTTTCTTAATTCTTTATATCTTTTACTTAGTTCTTGCATTATTTATCTCCTTATTTCCCATAAATTTTCATGTATATAATATATAATTGTAGTAGCGATATTCCATTCAATAGCCATTTTTATTTTTCCAAAATATATCCAGCTAAATAAGAATATTATTATTCTCCAGGTAATAGTTTTAACCAGGTTTCTTTTTATTATATTTTTCATCATTATAATTCTTTAGCCTGTTATGGTCTATCCGTTCATCTCTAAACTTCTGTGCATCTTTTTTAGCTCTGTGTATATCACAGCCAGGACAACGTTCTACTTTATTAAGCCAGTAAGTATCACATTTGTGGACAGGGCATTGTCTGCCTGTTTTCTTGATAAAATCAGGATATTCCATATCTTTACTCCTATACCTTAAAACATTTAATGAAGTCTTTTTTCAGCGCGGAAGTCTGGAACTCATTAGATCGCCTAAGCTGTGTTAATCCGCCTATTTCTCTTAGTGCAAAGGAAGTTTCATCAGATAAAGTATCTAGTCCTTTACCACCATCCATAGCTACCCTAAGCAGCTTTTTCCATTCATTTTCAACAGAAAAAAAGGAATCCGTATTATCTTCTCTTCTCTTCTCTTCTCTATTCTTCTCTTCTCTTCTCTGTGCGTTACTGTAATCGTGTAACGCGTTACATGAATCATCGTTTTTATGCTCTATTTTCTTCTTTTCACGGAATTTTGCTACTCTTTGCCTAGTTTGCTCCCTTTTAAACTCTAATTCTGCTATACTTTGATGTTTTCTTAGATTCTTAACTGAAAAAGCCCCATTGTCTACCGGATCAACTATTATCATTCCAAGCTCTAAAAATGTCTTAATAGCCAGCCGTACAGTATCAAGCTTGATATGTGTATCTTCTGAAATATCAACTTCATTACAAGGTATACCGGCAGTCATTTCTATAACGCCAGGATTAGTGATATTTTTCATACCTTCACACATAATATAAATCCATAAAGTAAAGATACTGTCCCCCTCTGGGAGTCTTCTCATTCTACGTACTTTAGGATGTGTAAATATATTTACGTCTAATTTCATCCAATCTGGTGATAGTTTCATTTTTTGATTGTTTCTCCAAATTAATATTTCCAAACAAGTAAATGGGGAAGAGATTGCCCCTTCCCCTAATACTAATTTGGTAACTAATTATATCATGCTTTTATTCAAAATCTAAACTATCAGATGCCGTAGCTATTACATAAGCTCCGGAACTTGTAGACGATTTTTTAAGATCATCATTAACATAAATTGAAACAGTTACGCTGCCACTTGTCCCCTGGTTCTGTGCTGATATATACAGAAACCAATCTTCAAATGGATCGTACGTATAGGTTTTAGGTAATAGCACATTGTCAAACTGCTCAGTTCCACCAGTAGCATTATTTAGTGTTACGTCTACCAGGGAAGCTGTACCTGTTATTTTATATTCTACTTTATAAGTTTCCGGCTCAAATAATGAACAGGAAAAGAAAAATAATGGTATTAATATAAATAATGTTTTCATTTCAACCTCCTTTTCTTCTTAGTAGGAACTATGATTTTATATCCATCTAATGTTATAGGCTCTATTTTAGGTTTGGGAAATATAAAAGTAATATTTTTTCCTGCTTCTATTTTCATTGGTTTACTAAAATCCCATTCAATAATATAATCTCCCATTTTAATCCTCCTTATATACTTGTATTAATCTATCTTTAGGGGCTTTTTTCAT